ACGCATGAATCGTCTTTCTAATAGTGACCTATAGACAATTTGTTTGGTATTACCTATGTATTTCTTGGGATTGGTTGGTCTGTATAAACCTTTATAACTCTTTCTCATTTATCACCTATAATCTATATAAATATTACTAACTAAGGATTATTTATACATGGCATTTAGTAAACTAAGAAACTCACTATCAAACCTATCAACACCATTTTTGTCAAATGCGTTAAACAATTTTACACAAATGAATGGTGCTAAAGACGCAGGTAAGGTAGCCGCTCAATTAAGAAAAAAAGGTCCTTTTGATATTGAAGAGGCACCATCACAAAAGTTAATTGAAAATCCATTATCATTTAATCCTGTACAATATCCTTTAGATTTAAATGATAACGGTCAAGGGCACTATATGTTATTTGAATCTGGATTTGTAGGTTATAGTCCACAGACGAGTGGATTATTAGATAAAGCTGGTAGACAAAAAAGAGATAGAGTTACATCTAAATTAAGTAACAAATCTATCACAACAGCTGCTATTGCAATTTATATGCCAAATAGTATTAAGGCAAGTTATTCACAAACTTACGAAGGCGATACTTCAGGTGTTGCAGGTGATTTAGAAGCAGTCAAAGGAAGTATAGAAAAATTAAATAATGCAGGTGGCGGTCCTCCAGGTTCAAGTATGTCGTCTGAACAAATTAAAGCGGCTTTAAGTGGCGCTACAGGTATGGCAATACGACAAGGTAAAAAATTAGTAGGTGAATTAGTTAGTATGGCAGGTGCAGGTGACCCCGTAAGATTTTTACAAAAGAGAAGTGGCAATGCATTAAATCCTAGAAATGAACAATTTTATGATTCGCCTGATTTTAGAAGTTTCTCATATACATTTGATTTTTGGCCTAGAAATAAAGCAGAAGCAAAAGCAGTATCAGATATTATAACAATATTTAAATACAATTCAGCACCAGGTTTAAAAGGTTCAGCAGGTGCTATATTTGAATTGCCTAATTACTTTAAAATTAGTTACATGCATAGAGGTGAAGTAAACACAAACTTAAATTTAATATCGGCATGTTATTGTCAAGGTGTAGATGTTGATTATGCACCTGATGGTCAACCAAGTTTCTTTGAAGATGGTCAACCTGTTCATACAAGACTTTCAGTTAACTTTATAGAAGATAGAATTATAACTAAGAATGATATTATTGAGGGAGCATAATGCCGTATTTTAACGAATTTCCAGTCATCAATTATAACTTATCTGGTGTAAATGGCAACACAAAAGAAATTACCGATATATGGCGTAGAGTGAAAGTAAGAAGTAAGATAGCAAACAATGTTGCCTTATTTGATAAGTTTGATGTGCCTGAGGGTGATTCACCTGAAACAGTTGCGTATAAAGTATATGGTGACGCAGAATATTTTTGGGTTGTAACACTTATGAATAATATTGTCAATAGATATTACGACTGGCCGTTAGATGAATATAACTTCCAACAATATGTCGAAGATAAGTATGCTAATCCTGACGCAGTACATCATTATGAGATTACACAATCAAGTGGTAAACAAACAGGTGATGGACCAGCTGATTACACACACAAGGTAGAATGTAATGCTACAGAACCAGGCGCAGAATCAGTATCAAATATAGAATACGAAAGAAGATTACAAGATAAGAAGAGGCAAATTAAATTGTTACAACCAAACTATTTAAATAATTTCATAGATGAGTTTAGAAGACTCATAGTACAGTAATGATATGGCACAAACCGATAGAGATGTATTTGATAAAGTTGGTCAGTATAACCTTGACGAGATAGCAATTATTTCATACAGATTTGCTGAAGACTCACTTCCTAGAAGAATAGACATAAAAGGTATATTATATAACTTTGAAATTGCCGAAGATATGTTATTAAATAACATTGTCGGTTCTGCTATTGTTTATGATATGCAGGACATTAGGTCAATTCTTCCGATTATTGGTCTTGAAAGACTTTCACTTAAATTTAATTCACCAGGTTTACGAGGTTATGATTACACCGAAGACACAGGTGTACCGTTACAGATATACAAGATTGATAAGGTAAGAAAAGACCCTAAAAATGAAAAGGCACAGTTATACCAGATATTCTTTTGTTCGCCTGAGATGTATCATAATGCTACTACAAAGATTTCAAGAGCTTATGCAGGTCCGATTGAGGATGCAGTATTAGATATTGTAAGAAACAAATTAAAATCTAAAAAACCATTTTACTTTGAACCGACAGCTACCAATGCCAAGTATGTAATACCAAATTTAAAACCATATGAGGCAATCAATTTCTTGTGTACGCAGGCAAAGAGTAAAAAATATAGAAACAACGCAGGTTACAAATTCTTTGAAACATCAGAGGCGTTTCACTTTAGAAGTATTGACTCAATGATGGGGTATGATGGACAATTAAGTGAAATATCACCAAAGTGGAAATATATGTCAATGATTACCTCTATTACCGAAGACGCCAAAAGACCTGAATTAAAAGATATTGAAAGAAGATTATCAAGTGTAATTAAGTATGAATTTGATAAACCAGTTGATACATTAGAAAATATTACAAATGGTTTTTATGCCAATAAGTTAACAATACATGACGCATTTAACAAAACAATTAAAACGGTGACCTATGATTATAATGAAATAGGACCAACTCAGGCACATACAGAAATGAATAGTAATCAGTTTGAAAATAAAGGTCTATTATACCCACAAGACGGAAGTGGTAAAGGTGTTAAATTTTCAGATACAAATAAGTCATTAACAGAATTATCAGACGCAAAAACTATGGTGGTAACCGAAACAAGTAAAGTACATAATGATTACGAATTTACACCAGCTAGTGAGTTATTACCATTAATGACACACCAAAAACAGTCCATGCGTAATATGAACTTATCACTATTAGTACATGGAAATACATTAGTAAACGCAGGAGATATTATTACCTTTTCATCACCAATACAACGACCAGATGAAACAGAGAATAATCCCTATACAAGTGGTAGATATGTAGTAATGGCGATTAAACATGTGGTCAATGTAGAATCACAAAGGCATGAAATGATACTAAAATGCTTCAAAGATAGCGTTAGGAACGCATATCCGACAGAGGAAGACGCATTAAATCAACTTGGTAAGGGAAATATTACAAATACAGATATATACCAAGTACAACGAGAAAGTGCAGAGAATTAAGAGAGTCCGGCGCTGAAATGGTAGCTGGCCTCCAATGAGAATATGAGAAAAAAACAAACAGAGAAATATGTAAGAGTAGCAAGTACAGGACATGCTGAGGGAGATATGTTAGGACAAGTATTAATGTGGATAGATAAGCGAGAAAACAGCAAGTTATCTCAGCGACCACATAAAACAACTAAGAGAAAGACTAAACTAAGAGTGGTCTCTAAGTGGTCTCTAACGGCGCCTACGGCGTGCTTACGCAGTCTTAAAGTATTGAAAGGTAAAGGGAAAGTGATATATACTAGAGTGGTAAACAGAGTGCGTAAACTTTTCGTAAATAGTTAATTAATGCGTATGGTGAGTGGATTAAAAGCAGACAAATATCGGTAGAAAATAAAATGTACGACAACAATTTTTTAGGAAAAAACAACTTTATATGGTTCAACGGCGTAGTTGAAGACAGGCAAGACCCACAGAAACTTGGTCGTCTAAGAGTGCGTTGTGTGGGTATTCATACAGATAACAAAGATGACCTGCCTACAAGTGACTTACCATGGTCGCAACTTATTCACCCTATTACTTCTTCCGGGATTTCAGGATTAGGCAGCTCGCCAGGCTTTATTGTCGAGGGTACTTGGGTTTTTGGGTACTTTAGAGATGGTTACGCAATGCAAGAGCCTATGGTCATTGGTACTTTACCTGGTAAGCCTGCTGAATTGGCCGACACCTCTAAAGGTTTCTATGACCCTAACGGTGTTTACCCTAAGTATAAGGATGAGGTGGATACAAATAGACTGGCAACCAATGATACGGCAAACCCTCATTTAGGTTTAGAATTACGAAAATTAACAAGGAAGACTGGCGTCCCTACT